ATTCTTTATTCACAGACCATACGATGGCGGTGTGCAGTTAGGTACAGGTGGTCCACAGCACGGTGCGCAAGCAATACGTCAAAGTAAAAAATACATTCGTTACCAATCAGGTAAAGGTATTATGTATACAACTGGTGCACTATTTGCACCAAGTTATGACTTGCGTAGTGTTACAGCATCTGATGTTGAAGTCGGCGCATTAATTACAATTGAAACAGACGATAATGATCACGGTGTACAAGAAGGCGGAATTATTCGTCTGTTAGGTATAGAAACGCCTGGTTACAACAGCGGAGACGAAACTGCTGTTCCGCCGAGATTTGATTACGAAGTTGTTAATGTTATCGACGAACGAACTTTCCAAGTTCGTGCTCAACGTAGATTAGGTGCAACTAGTGCAGTACTAGGATTTGCAGCACAAATGACAGTAGTAAGTTGGCACGGCGCAACAGTCCGTTCAGGCATCTTCGATGACCAAAATGGTATTTTTTGGGAATACGATGGAACAAATTTAAGTGTTGTACAACGTACAGGTACTAAACAAGTAGCTGGTACTATAGCAATGGATATTGACGATAATTTAATAACAGGAACAAATACAAGATTTAGAGATCAGTTAACAGCTGGAGATAGAGTAATTATTAAAGGTATGACGCATGTTGTATCTCATGTGATTAGTCAAACTGAAATGACAGTTACTCCGGACTGGAGAGGTGTTGTAGACATTTCCGGTACTAAGATGCTTTTAATTAGTGATAAAAAAGTTAAGCAAGAAGATTTTAATTTAGATAGATTAGACGGCACTGGTCCTAGTGGATATAATTTAGATACTGGTAAAATGCAGATGATTGGCATTCAGTATTCATGGTATGGTGCTGGTTTCATTGACTTTATGCTACGTGGTTCAGATGGTAACTTTGTATTCTGTCATAGAATGCGCAACTCAAACGTAAACACAGAAGCATTTATGCGTTCGGGTAACTTGCCTGTACGTTACGAAGTTACTAACGAAGGACCTCCAGGAAAACTTGCAGCAGCAATGACTGATAGTCAAGATACTATATCTCTTGTAGATTCAAGCTTCTTTCCAGATAGCGGTGTAGTATATATAGACAATGAGATTATAAGTTTTACAGGCAATAATAAAACAACAAATACACTAACAGGTTGTACAAGAGCCGATACTTTTAGAAATTTCCAAGCAGGCGCCCAACGTCAATATACAGCAGGAGCAGCAGCAACACACGATGACAGAACTGGTGTAATTCTAATAAGTTGTACAATTACTCCTTTAATTAGTCACTGGGGTTCTGCATTCTTAACAGACGGTGGATTTGATGAAGACCGTGGTTATATTTTCTCATATGCTGAAACAGGATTAGAAGTTAGTACAACTCCTGCAACCGCATTTATGATTAGATTATCTCCAAGTGTTTCAAACGCACTTGTAGGTGACTTGGGTGAAAGAGAACTACTAAATCGTGCGCAGTTACTACTGCAAAGTTTAGAAGTTACTTCAGACACAGGCACAGGCGGTATTGTTGTTGAAGGTGTTCTTAACCCGCAAAACTATCCTACAAACCCTAGTTTTGTAGACTGGAGCACACTAAGCTCACAAGCACAAGGCGGTCAGCCTAGTTTTGCACAAATTGCTTCAAGTGGTGCTATTACTTGGTCTACGGACTCAGCATCTACAGTTGTAAATCCACAAAGTGCTGCATTCCCTAGTGCAAGTGTTACACTAGATCCTTACCCATACGACAATCTTTCTCTAGACAGCGGCTGGGATAGAATTTATATTCTATCAACTACATGGAATGCAAATTATACAGATATTCGAGAAAATGATAAAATAAGTGGAACTGGAATTGCATCAGGAACAGAAGTAGACAAAATTAGAACAAATCAATGGATTGACGGTCAAAGGTATACGGTAATTACAATGTCAAACGATGCTACACAAAATGTTAGCGGTCAGACTACAGTTACCTTTACTAGAGAATATAGAACTAGTAGTACTTCGGTAATGTATTTTGATAAGACGTCCTGGGATACATCTGGTGTTGTTGCAGGAACCACTACAACAGATCCAAATTTTGCTGCTAATACACAAGTAAGTGGCGTAAGTTTAGATTCGTATCTTGGCACTCAATACTATGAAGTTAAATTTAGTAACTCTTATAATGCTACTATTAATCCAGGAGTTACTACAGTTGAATTTACATTTATTGAACCAGTATATGCATTACCAGGAGAAACTATCTTTTCATTCATTGCAAATCCAGGAGAACGTGCAACAGTTGACTTTAGTGAATTAAAAGAATTAACAAATACTCCATTAGGTGGCAGAGGTACATATCCAAATGGCCCTGATGTACTTGCTATTAATTTGTATAAAGTTAGCGGTGCAGCAATTGATGCAAACGTAATTCTTAAATGGGGTGAAGCACAAGCTTAATGTGCTTCTAACCAATCTACAAAAGCAGCTAAGTTATCAAAAATCTTAGTTGCTTTTTTTATTTTTTGGTAAGTAAATCTTTTAGAGATAAGTTCTTCAGTTTCAATGCCATAACCTGTACGGACTAGTATAGGCTTTGCTCCTACTTTCATTGCTGCTTTTAGATCACTAATTTTGTCACCTATAAAAAATCCTTTAGAAAACTTAATTGTAGGATTTTCTCGTTCACATCTTTTAAACATACCTGTATTAGGTTTTGCAAATTCATCATCTTTACGACTGCTTGCACTATAATAAATTGCATCGATACTAGGACATCCTGCTTCCCCTAACATTTCAAACATACGAAAGTGTACACTTTCTACATCTTCCATAGTCATAATACCTTTTTCAATGCCGCCTTGATTTGTTATAATAGCAATTTTATGACCTAATGCTCGCAATCTTGCCATTGCTTCTAAACTGCCAGGTATAGGTTCAAAATCATTAGGATCTGTTACATATGTTCCTAAGTCTTTATTAATTACACCATCTCTATCAATTCCTATCACACACTTTGTATAATTTTCTGTAGGTAAAAGTTGTGGAGTTTGATTGATATATCTATTAGCCATTTTGACTATCGCCTGGTGAAACTCTGTAATTGTCTTCTACTGAATCTGGCGTACTAACTTCGGTAACACTTGAACCAGCTTCTAAACATACAAGCTGATGAGGTTGTAGTGGAGGATTATGCCAAACATCTCCCTCTTTAAGTTCTTTTTCATACATTGTAGCATCTTTTGTATCAATCCATTTGACCATAAATTTGCCATTATTAACAAACCAAGTTTCATCTTTTTCACTATGAAAATGCATACTAAACTTAGAACCAGGGCGTTCAAATACCATAATTTTACCACAGTACTTGTCGTTAGTTGCCCAAATTAATTCATATCCCCATCCTTTTTTTACAAACCCTTCTAGTCTTGTAGATTGTTCATTCTGCTGCATTAATATAATCCTCTATTTTTGTCCATTGCATGTCTATAGTATTGTTTAGCTTTGTTAGATCTGCACAAGTAAATTCTTGGTATTGTCCTTTTAAATTTTCTGGCATTGGTATTAGGTTAATTTTAGCATTATATTTGTTAGCAATAGTATTAGCAACGGTAGAAAAACTTATGCTACGACCTGTACCTACATTCCATATTCCTGACTCATTAATATCAAACATTTTTTCGTGTAATTTGCATATATCTTCTACACAAACAAAATCTCGTCTATATTTTTCACTATTTTCAAAAAGCGAAACAAATCCATCTTCTTTTGCTTGTTTGGTAAACTTTGTAAAAGGACTTGCCATATTACCTTTTTGTTCTTCGTTATATTGTCCATAAACATTAAAATAACGGAATCCTTGTATTGTAATATCAAATTCATCTTTGTATTGGTTTACAAATCTGTCAAACAAATATTTTGACCAAGCATATGGTGATTGCGGTAATAAAGGACCGTCTTCTCTAAAGTGTGTAGGTTTATATCCACCATATACACTTGCACTAGAAGCATATTGAAAGTTAACACCAAAGTGACCACAAGCTTGTAAAAGTCGTGTACTCATCTCAAGATTTTGTTCTAGTATAAGATCTACATTTATTTCCGTAGTAGAACTGTTTGCACCTAGGTGCACAACCCAGTCATAACCTTCAGGATCAGGAATAGCATTAGGTACATAATCCCATCCTTCTACTTCGTGTCCTTGCGACTGCAAATATTGTGCAACGTTTGAACCAATAAATCCTTTGTATCCTGTTACTAATATTTTCATTTGCTCTTCTCTATAATACTTGTTGTACTAAAACCTTTTACTGTAGGAATAATTTTTACAGGCACAATATCGTGCCCAACTACTTGTTCTACAGTGTAATCTCCACCCTTAACAATCATATCAGGATTTAGTTTTTTAATTAATTCGTATGGTGTATCTTCATCAAACACAACAACTTCGTCTACCCAAGACAATATTTCTAATTGTTCTTTGCGTGTTTGTTCTGTGTTTATAGGACGACTATCTCCTTTGAGACGTTTTGTACTAGCATCACTGTTAATACCAACTACTAGTTTTTCACCTAGTTCACGTGCTTGTTTTAACAGTGTAAAATGTCCCCTATGTAGTATGTCAAATACACCATTTGTAAATATTGTGCGATACTGCAAATCTTCAGGTTTAACTACATATGTGCCAGTGTGTTTGACTGATTCTGTTGCACCTTTGACTGCTAATTTAAGACAGTCTTCATAGTTTTTACCTTGACTCATACCGTAAACAAATGTAGCAAGAAAACAATCACCTGCTCCTGTAACATCGTTTACTTCTACAGGATCTGTTTTTATAGTATAATATTCACTATCAATTTGTGCTATAGTAGGATCACCAGCCGCAGTAATAATTATATTACCAGTCCAATTTGTAAAACCTAATTCTTCAAACTCTTTACGATTAGGTTTAACTAACCAAGCACCTTGATAAAAATTAAAATGGCGTTTAGGATCTACAATAATTTTACAATTGTATTTGTTGATGTGTTCTATAATTTGTTGTGAGTATTCTAGCACACCTTTATTGTAATCACTTAGTATTACAACATCATAAGCTGAAAAGTCTTTTTCGTAAATTTTATTAAGTGCTGTAGTGCCGTCTGTTTTGTAATCTTGATCTATACGTGTAACATAATGTCCGTCACACAATACACGAGTCTTTATACACTTGGGCGATGATAAATCTAACATTTCTACATCCACACTTAAATTCAATAGATTAAGATATACAAGGTGTGCCCCGCCCCATTGTTCCCAACTGTCTTGCTGACTAACAACAGGCACAGGAGCCTCAGGACTCAACCGTGTTGATGTTCCTGTGATATATTTGTCAATAATAATATCGCCAATAACTAAGACTTTCATACTTTATTATACTTTATTTTATATTATGTGTCAAGTAAATTAATAGTTTGAAACACAGTTTCTAACTTAGACAAATTTATCTTGCTTTGAAGTGTGTTGCGTAAACCATGATGCAATGGCTTTGGCCATTTAGTAAAACTACACCAAGCGTAACCGTCGTGTTCACTATTAAGTTTTGGGATAAATTCTTCTTTCACTACACAAAGATATGTGTGAAAATAAAAAAGATTGTCAGATGAGATAAAACTTTCTAATGGAAGTGTTTTTTTAATATCAGGAAGAAACCCTATCTCTTCCTCAATTTCTCTACGTAACCCTTCCCATGGAGTTTCGGTACCTTCATTGGTTCCGCCTACAAGTCCCCATAAATTAGCACGTTTGCCTTGTGTTCTATGTAGAAATAAAAATCTGTTTGTATCTAGTGTATAAAAAAGTGCGCCACTACATGTAATCTTTGTCATACAAGTAATTAGCCTGCTAGATCAATTCTCCATGTACCGATTGGATAATCGCCGTCCATACTTAATAACCATTCGCCGTTTTTATAACGATATTGAACACTTGTATTTAAATTTGTAGTGTAAGTAGTTGTAGAAGTTTCACTTGCATCAAAAACTATATTCCATTTAGAACCATCCCATTCTATAATATCATTTATATCTGCAACTAAATTTGTATTATCTGCATTTTTCCATGCACTAGGACCTTCACCTGTTGTTTTATCACCAACTGCTTCTAGTAGCAACAACCGTAGGCCGTTTGTTTTTATATCACCAGGGTTAAATCCTGTAGGATTAATAATATAATCTATTGTAGTTCTACCATCTATAATTGTATCAGACGGAAAACTATCCGTGTCAAAATTAATTTCAATCTTTGTTTCGTCAAATGGATTTATTGCAAAAGTTCCTGTTATTGTATTACTATTTTCTGAATTAGTTAAGTATATTCTACTAACATCAGTTTGATACGTACCAGGAAATGCTTCAAATATTTCTTGCCAATTTCTTGCACCAACAATCCCGTTAGCATACAATTGCGCACTGCCAGAACCGAGATATACTCCGTATTGCCTATAATTTACATTAGCCATTTCGTCTACAACAGAAGTTTGAGCTTTTCTATTATTATCATCGCCAGTCATTCCGGGTAGAAAGTCGCTATATGCATTACTTACCGGACCACTAACTCCATCTTCGATTGTTCCTCTACTTTCGTCAAACATACTTGTAATAATGTTTGTTATAACACCCATTTTCTTAACTTTAGTAGGAGGTGATATATAAATTGGAATAGTAAATGTTAACGTAGCAATATCGATTTCACTGTCAACGCCAATAGGTACACTTCTATTTGACCATTGTACATTTTCTAAATTAACAACAGTAATACTTGTCCAATCAATAAAATTATCTGTAGTTTGCATTTCTAAACTAGGGTTAAACAGTACAAGTATTTGTTCTAATATTTGTAATTTTTGATCTGTATTACTTGCCCAAATATCAGCATTAATACGCATGATATATGGAGTAGGAATTAAACGTTCTACAGTATAGTTTTTTCCTTGATAGTTAAGGTATTCTTGATTTTCTTCATCCCATGCACGTTCTCTAATGTTAACAGATCTTGTATAAGTAGCATCTGTTAATCGATCTCTGTCTAATTCTAAACCAGTTACGTATACTGCTATTCTAGGAGCACTTGGTAATTTATTTTCTGAGTTTTCTCTAATTATGTTTGCAACTTGTCTTGTTAGATCACCGTAGGTAACTGGAACGTCTTTAGTATTGCCTTTTCCGTCTTTTACAGGAAAGTTACTCAAAATACGCATCATTTGAGTAGTGTATCTTCTTATTTGTCCGTCATAAAAATGTAACATTATGAATTATCCGCTCTAGGTTTAAGAGCTTTAGAAAGGCTCTGTCTTTCTTCAACAACTTCGCCATCAATTTCATTTGTATTTGTGTTGTTGATAAATTCTGTTTTATATGTTTGACGTTCTAATGTATTGCTTAGTGTCATTCTAATATCATCACTTACTTTGACCCAACGATTACCGTCGTATCTAAACATTCTGTTTGGAAGAAAATCAGAACGTAAAAAATAATCTCCTTCTTGATTATCTATCGGGAAAGAAATTCCAAAACCAAACGGTGCACCATTTGGTGCAACATCTCCTGTACCTACAAGGTATCCTGTATATCCTTCTCTGTCTGGACGATCTGTGATTTCGTCTGCTCGGGTGTTAATATTTGATGCATCTAATTCTGTTTGATCAGCAGTTCTTAATGCAATACTGCCGTCATCATTTGTTGCAACTGTATAGTAATGACTTATATCGTAACCTGATTTAGGTGCATCTGCTTCAGCTTGTGCAACAACAGCATTGTTAATTTGCATTTCTTTTTCATATGTACTTAAAATATCACGAAGTGTTTCGTTTGATCCTTCTTCTGCAGGTAGATCTAATATTTCTGCATATTCTTGACCATCGTAAATTTGTTTTAGTTTTAAACGGTATAAATGCGGATACCAAGTTTGTGAAAAACCTTCTGCTGCACGATTAACATCCTCTACAACATAAAATCTTTTGAGTGCCATACTATAATCATTAAGAGCGTATTCGTCTTTTAAGTGAGGCAATTCAATAACATCACCGCTCATAGGTTTACGTCCTAAAGTTTTAACAATGCTATTAATATGCACAGTCATAAACAATGTATCATTACTTAAAAATAAACCAAATTGACTTAGATCAAAATCTATATCTTGAACGTTGTAAATACCTCTAGTTGTATAAACATCTGGATCGTATTTTCTATCTCTGTTTTCTAAAAATAATAAATCTTGAATATTAGTTTCTTTTACTACATCGTATTCTGGTTGTGTAGCACTACGATCATCTTCTGATGGATTGTTAGGTCCTAGATATTTGTGTATGTTTACATCAGTACCGCCAACCGTAAACATCTCTTGGATCTGTTTGTCCAAAAAGTGATAGTCATTGCCGCGTTCTGGTTTATATAATGATAGTCTTGGCATATACATATTTATCGTAAGCGATAAATACTGTACGGAGAAACTTATATGGCAGATTTAGCAACACAGAAACAAGAAATATTTGACTATGTAAATGCCTTCTTAGGAGGCGGCATGGTCGACGTTGAACTCGATCCTATACATTATCAAACTGCATTAACAAAAGCATTAACTCGTTTTAGACAACGTAGCGATAATAGTGTTGAAGAATCGTATATGTTTTTAACAACAGAAATTGATCAAAATGATTATGTACTGCCAAACGAAGTTATTGAAGTTCGTAAAATTTTTCGTAGATCAATTGGTTCACGCACAGGCGGCGGTAATGGCGGCTCATTGTTTGAACCATTCAATTTAGCATATACAAACACTTATCTACTTTCAAGTTCAAAAATGGGCGGACTAGCAACTTATGATTTGTTCTCGCAGCATCAAGAACTTGTCGGACGTATGTTTGGATCATTTATTGAATTTAAATGGAATACAACTAGTAAGAAACTTACTATGCTACAACGACCAAGAGCAGAAGAAGAACTATTACTTTATTGCTATAATTATCGTCCTGATTCAGAATTGTTAAATGATTATCTAGCAGTACAGTGGATTAAAGATTATACACTTGCAAGTTGTAAGTATATGTTAGGCGAAGCACGTTCAAAGTTTGCTACTATTGCAGGCCCTCAAGGTGGATCAACTCTTAACGGCGACACATTAAAAGCAGAAGCACAAGCCGAAATGGATAAACTTGAAGCTGAAGTTTCGTTGGCTGTTGCAGGCGGGACAGGATACGGATTTTTAATTGGTTGACAAACTTTTTTAATCTGCTATAATATATAGAAATAATAGGAGTTCTATATGTTACCTAAATTATTAGTTGTAGGACATGGCCGTCATGGCAAAGACACTGTATGTGAAATGCTAGAGGCATATGGTTATACATTTGAATCTAGCTCTAAGTTCTGTTCTGAACTTTTTATCTATAACGATCTAAAAGACAAATATAACTATTCAAGTGAAGAAGAATGCTATGCAGATAGACATAATCACCGTACTGAATGGTATAATATGATCCACGACTATTGTAAAGATGACTTAGCACGCCTTGGCCGTAACTTGTTTGCAAAGCATGATATTTACTGCGGATTGAGAAACAAGCGTGAGTTTTTTGCAATGCAAAATGAAAAGATATTTGATTATGCTATTTGGGTAGATCGTTGCGATCACTTACCTACTGAAGATCCTAGCTCAATGAGCATTGAACAGTGGATGTGTGATTATACGATTGATAACAATGGTGATCTAAAACGACTACAAAAGAATGTTGATATTCTAATGCGTACTATGTTTAGAAATCTGGGCGTAAGTCTCCCTGTTTCCACCGCACTCCGGTTTTCTGCAGAATACGCTGACAGTTAGCACAAACTGTTTTTAGATTAGTAGGACGACAGTTGTTTAAATCACCGTCAATATGAAACACATTAAATTGTTCTTCATGGCTAGATCTAAATCCACATTTTTCACAAACGTTTTTCTTTTCATATCCTCTTTGCTTCCATTTAGGAATGCCATGATTTAAACCATACTTTAAACAAACCTCACATAGTTTGCGGTAGTATGTTTTACCATTTTTTTTATAGTTTATAGCGGCAGGACGCTGTCCGCACTTGCATAATGGTCTCATATTGTATTTACCTCACCTTTTTCGTCCCTTTTTTGAAGCTATATGCGGCATGATTTTCAATATTATTGGTAAATACTTGTAGAGAACACTATCCAATAGGAGAATAAGAAAATGGCATTAGTATCACCAGGCGTAGAAGTCAATGTAATTGACGAATCATTCTACACACCAGGAGCGGCTGCTACAGTCCCTATTATATTTGTTGCAACGACTGCAAACAAAACAAAGGCATCTGGTAGCGGAGTTGCTCAAGGCACTTTACCTGAGAATGCAGGTAAAGCATATTTAGTAACAAGTCAAAGAGAATTAGGAGACTTATTCGGAGACGCAGCATTTGAATCTGATAACAACGGAAACATGATTCACGCAGGCGAACTAAATGAATATGGTCTAAACACAGCATACTCACTTTTAGGTGTAACAAATCGTGCTTATGTAGTCAGAGCAGATGTTGACTTATCTGAACTAACTGCAAGTTCAACTGCACCTGGGGGCGAACCAGCAGACGGTGCGTATTGGTTTGATACAACTAATACTGCATTTGGTATTTTAGAATGGAACGGTGAATCTGCAACTACTACTAATGGACAGTCATTTAGTGCTACAACTATTAGAGTAATCACAGAAGCAACTGATCTTAGCAACGATGTACCAAAAGCAGCAGTAGGATCTGTAGGCGAATATGCAATCGATGTAACATCAGACATGAATCGTTTGTTTTATAAAGCTTCAGGAAATGCTACAGGCGTAAGTGCAGGCGAATGGGTAGAAGTTGGTAGCGATAAGTGGGCAGCTAGTCATGCAACTGTAAAAGGTACCGTAAGAAATCCAACTCTTACAAATGGCGACGAAATGGTTATTAACACTACAACTGTAACACTAGCAGGCACAACTATTTCAGCTCTAGCAGGAAATATTAACAGTGCAGGTATAACAGGTGTAAGTGCAGCAGCAGTAGACGGTGTTCTTGAAATTTATGGTGATTCTACAGCAGCTTCAGACGGTGTAACTGCCGACGGTTTAATTGTTATTAATGGCGGACAAGGTTCTTTAACAGGGCTAGCTGGTTCAGATAACGGTGGTACAGGTATACAAAATGGCACATATAGTATTCCAAGATTAACTATTGCACCTCACACAAGTGTTCCTGAATACAAAGCTGGAGATACAGTTCCTGCACCAACTGGTAGTTTGTGGGTTAAAACAACTACACCAAATGGCGGCGCAAACTGGAGAATTAAGCAGTATAGTGATGCAACTCAACTTTGGAACAACGTTAGTGCTCCAATGTATACAAGCAACGAAGCAGCACTGTTTAATCTAGACAAAGCAGGCGGTGGCGCAAATTTACTTGCAGGTGATTTGTATATCAAAGCAAATGTAGAAGAAGAAACTCCTACAGTTGCAGATTTCAAAATTCATTATAGAGTTTCGAATGACGCTACTTCAATTGCATCAGCAAAAATTGAAACACAATTAGTCGCTGGTACTTATGATTTTGACATTGCTGAAACAACTGTAAATAGTGCAACTAGAACAAACAAAACTATTAGTGTAACTATTGCAGGCGGTACTACTGCTGATGCAGACACAATTGCAGGCGCGATTAACGCAGCAGGATTTGCAAATGTAGTATCGTATGTAAATGCTTCAAACAAAGTAGTAATTGAACACAAAATTGGTGGCGATTTCCGTATTGCAGATACAGACGGATTGCTTACAACAATGGGCTTTTCACCATTACTAGCAGATGGTAGTAATTCATCAACTGCAACTGCAAACTTATACGATAATGCTACAGGCGATTCAACACATGATTTTGTTGCATCAAACTGGAAGCCATTAACTTATAGTGCTTCTAATACAGAGCCACTAGCATTAACAACATCAGGACAACGTTGGTATAATTCTACAGTAGACGAAGTTGATATTATGATTAACAACGGAACTACATGGGTTGGATACCAAAATTACAATGACGATTATGCTGATACAGACCCAGCAGGTCCAATTGTAAGTGCATCACAGCCAACAGAACAATCAGATACTACTCCTTTAGTTGATGGAGATATTTGGATTTCAACAGCAGATCTTGAAAACTTCCCACTAGTATATCGTTATAATGGTACTACTGAAGAGTTTGTATTAGTTGACAAAACAGATCAAACTACTGAAAACGGCATCTTATTTGCAGACGCACGTTGGAGTACAACTGGCGGTGCTACAGACGGACCATACGAAGCAGGTGACATTGACGAGTTACTAGTAAATGATTACCTAGATCCTGATGCTCCAGATCCAGCACTATATCCAAAAGGTATGATGCTTTGGAACACACGTAGAAGCGGATTTAACGTTAAGCGTTTTGAGCGTAACTACATTGATGTAGACGGTTCAAACGGCCGTTATGAAGTTGACGATCCTAACAGTGCTGATCCAGATGATGTAATTGACCAACCAATGGCAGATTACTATCCACATCGTTGGGTTACTGATTCAGGTAATAACGAAGATGGTTCAGGCACATTTGGACGTTTTGCACAGCGTAAATCAGTTATCCAAGCTCTACAATCATTAGTAAATAGTAACCAAGATATACGTGATGAAGAATCACGTCAGTTTAACTTGATTGCTTGCCCTGGTTATCCGGAACTAATTGGCGAAATGATCACTCTAAACTATGACAGACGCCTAACAGCATTTGTTGTAGGTGACACACCAGCAAGGCTAACACCAGATGCAACTTCACTAAATGAATGGGCATCAAATGTTAGAGGCGCACTTGAAGATAATGACATAGGTGCTGTATCAAAAGATGAATATCTTGGAATGTACTATCCATGGGGATTCTCAAGTGATAACTTTGGTAACAATGTTGTAGTTCCACCAAGTCATATGGCACTACGTACACTTGTACTAAATGACCAAGTTGCATTCCCCTGGTTTGCACCAGCAGGAACAAGACGCGGTGGTGTTACAAATGCTACAAGTTCAGGCTATGTAAATAGCGAAGGAGAATTTGTAGGTATAGCTCTAAACACAGGACAGCGTGATACACTCTATACAAATCAAATTAACCCAATCACATTTATAAGTGGTGCAGGATTAGTTGTATTTGGACAAAAAACTCGTGCAAGAAATGCTTCTGCACTAGATAGAGTAAACGTAGCACGTTTAGTTGTTTACTTACGTGGACAATTAGAACTACTAGCAAGACCATACTTGTTTGAACCAAATGATAAGATCACACGTGATCAGATTAAATCAGCTGCTGATCAGCTGTTAATTGAATTAGTAGGCCTTAGAGCATTGTATGACTTCTTAGTTGTATGTGACGAGTCAAACAATACTCCTGCTAGAATTGACAGGAATGAGTTATACTTAGACATTGCAATTGAGCCAGTCAAAGCAATTGAATTTATTTACATTCCATTAAGACTTAAGAATACAGGAGAAATTGCAGCTCTAGGATAATATGCGTACTTTATGGGTGGGGAATTAACCCCACCCTAATATGCATAAATACTACTGTAACAGGAGACAAGAATGCCAATTACAACATTAACAAATATTTCAATACCAACAGAAGATGGCGGCGGCAGCAACAGTTCTTTGCTAATGCCAAAACTACAATATCGTTTTAGAGTTTTATTTGAAAACTTTGGAACAACAGGCGGTCCGGATGGTATTCGTGAAATTACAAGACAGGTGGTAGATGTAACTCGTCCAAACCTTTCTTTTGAACAAATGACAATCGATGCTTACAACTCAAGAACTTATCTAGCTGGTAAGCACAACTGGGAACCAGTTACACTTACATTGCGTGAAGATGCAAATAACAATGTGCAGAAAATCATTGGTCAACAGCTTCAAAGACAGTTTGATTTCTTTGAACAATCTAGTGCAGTATCAGGCGGTACATATAAATTTATTACTAAGATTGAAATTTTAGACGGTGGCAATGGTGCTAATGGTTCGTCAATTATTGATAGATTCCAACTAGTAGGTTGCTACATTGAATCAGCCAACTACAACACACTAGCATATGCTACAAGTGATGCAGTAACTACATCATTAACTATACGCTATGACAACGCTATACAGTTTGGTAGTGAAGAACAGTTTAGTGGTGTTGGCGAAGCAGTTACAAGAGCTGCTCAAGATGCTATTGGTGGTACACAAGTTACTGGCTAATTAAACTAGTAATTGGGTATCTTGTATTAAAGCAGGGATCATACGATTCCTGCTTTTTTATTATCTACGTGGTTTATAACTTAGGATAAATATTAATATGGCATGGTGGAATAGTTTAATAAAATCTCGTCAAGTAAACACGCATTTGCGTGATGCAAGGCATGCGCACAATTTGTTCACGCAATATGGACATTTGTTTTCTCCAAAAACTAAATTTTTATATCATGTAGTGTTTGAAACTACAGATGATGTTGCATTTTACTCAAATACAGAAACTTTTAAAAAACAAATAGGTGTGTTAGTTAAACGTGCAGACTTACCAGGGTTTAAAGCAAGTATAGAAAACAAACAACAATATAATCGTAAAAAAAATATGCAAACAAGAGTAGATTACGATGATGTACGTATTTCTTTTCATGATGACAATTTAGGTGCAACAAGAGCTATGCTTGAAGAATACTATAGATATTACTATCAAGACGGAAATCACTCTAGATCTACTAGTACAACTACAACTGATGGAAGTTTTAATCCTAGAGACAAATATTCTAATAGAACTCCTAACTATGGTTTGAATAATTTTTATAAGCAGCCGTTTTTTAAATCAATAACAATATATCAATTAAGTTTACAAAATTGGTTTAGCTATACATTAATAAATCCTTTACTAAGTAGTTGGGATCACGGAGATGTTGATTCTTCTGATGGTTCGGGTATGAATGAAAACACTATTATGTTAGCTTACGAAGGTGTTTTGTATGACAACGGAATAATAGGCGAAAACGGCGAACCTACAAACTTTACTAATCCAGAAACTGGTTATGATAATACATTTAGTCCTTTAGATTCTGAAATTAAACCTAACGAAAACTTTATTATACCTATTTTAAATACTATTACTGATAGCCTATTCGGATTTGAATTACCTATTGTTAGTAATAATCAAACAACAAGGACCACGTCACTAACGTCTTCACAACTACAAGGAACAAATCAGTTTCCGAGATCTAGCTCAGTTATACCTGGATATTTTTTACCAGTTAGAGATCAACTTAATACAGAAAGACCGGATGTATTTTTAAAAGCATCTAGTGCTAAAGGAGATCCAGAGACTACGTTACAAAGATTAAAATCTGATCCCCAGGCATTTAATAGCTTTCTTGCAAAAGTGTTAAACACTGGTTACTTTGAAGGTTTAGATTTTCAAACCTATAATTTATTATCTGCAGATCAAAAAAGTATTGTTTTATCAAACTTAGATAATGCAATATTAGGAGGAGATTTTAAATTGTTTAGTTTTATGAAAGCAGCACTAGAGGAATTATAATGATAAGATCAAATAATCCAGAACAATTTACATTTGACGAAACACAAATTATTTTTAATAATTATTTCAAAGAAGAAATTACATATAATGCAAATGAAGTTAATGCAGTAATTGGTTATTTTTTGAAAAGAGGATTTGAAAAAATTGCTGCTATTAATACTGCTGCAATTTTTTTACAACAAGCTCAGATAGATAAAGTACCTGCCTTTGTGCTTATTGATACTTTAAAAGGTTTAAATGCTGTCGAGTTAAACAGTGTTATTTCTCAAATATTAAATTTGTATCGAGCAAAAACATCGTCACTAGGATTTACAACATCTAGTGAAACAAGACTCTTTGATGAAAGAAATATCATATACTAATGGCTCATTTTGCTCAAGGAAAATACAATCTCAAAAACCCAGACAAGTATGTAGGAACTAAAACACCTACATATCGTTCAGGCTGGGAATTTACCTTTATGAAATTTTGTGACGAGCACCCTAGTGTAAGCCAGTGGGCAAGTGAAGCAATACGCATACCATATCGTAATCCTTTGACAGGCAAACAAACTGTTTATGTGCCTGACTTTTTTATAGTTTATGCAGATAAGGGCGGTAAACAGCGGGTAGAATTAATTGAAGTCAAACCCAGCAGTCAAGCACTTAAAGAAAAAGTGGGACGTAGTCGATCAAACCAAGCACACTATGTTGTAAATCAAGCCAAATGGGAAAGTGCAAGAAAATGGTGTAAACAAAAAGGAATATATTTCCGTATAGTTACTGAACAAGATATTTTTCATAACGGACGCAGGAAATGAAGGTTGCGCATGTACACATACCTAAAACAGCAGGCGGAAGTGTAAATCAATGGTTCAAAAAATATACACCAGACTCTCTTGTATTTGGCACACATAAAACAATAGATGAATGTACAAAAGAATTTGATTTTAGTTTTTGTATAGTAAGAAATACATACCATAGACTAATTAGTTCTTATGAATTTGCAAAATCAGTTTCCTTAGAAAAATATAAAAAAAGACTAAACAAAGGAAATGCACAAGATGCAATATCATCTTTAGAAATGATGGAACATATCGACAAAGGCATTCTTCCTTGGTTAAAATATAATATTGACAGAGATGCTAATACATTTTGGCCGTTAGATAGGTGGACTAAAGATGTGGACATCGTTTTACACCAAGAAAATTTAACAGAAGACTTTCAACAAATACAAGAAAAATTAAATTGTTTTGAGCCTCTCGAAAAAACACATCACGTTTTACAATACAACAAAAACCAATATCTTACAAAAGAATATATAGATTTTGTCTATAAATATTTTTATAAAGAAATAGACAAATACAATTATAAGGTATAGATATGGCCACAATAGTTACAGAACCATTTTGTAGTACTTTTATTCATATTCCTAAAACAGGCGGAAATAGTATTACAAATTGGCTCAAACAAAATACTAAATCTCAAATAACTAAGAGGCATCAACACGCAACTGTACAAGAAGTGTGTCAAGGAAATCATTCTTTAGGTCCTATGAATCGAGAAGAATTAGGATTAACTTGGTGTGTTGTTAGAAATCCTTGGGATTATTGTGCAAGTTGGTATAGTTTTAAAATTATGTTATGTAAGTTTTATATTGTCCAAATACACAAGCATCCTAACATGAAAAATCATAGAAAAGAAAAATGGAATTTAGAATTCCAACAAAATAAATTAAAAAGATTAGAAAATGGATTTGTGCCGTGGTTAAAACAGACTGGAGTTAGTCCTATGTACAGTTGGGCAAAGGATTGTGATAAAATACTAAAACTAGAAAACATAGTAGAAGATTTTAAATTTATACAAAATAAAATGAACTGTTGGGAACCGTTAGGGCATGATAATAAAACTCTAGACAGAAAAAAATATCAAGATTATTACACAACTCAAGAAGCTATAGATATTGTTGCAACAAAGTTTAAAGTTGACATTGAAACTTACAACTATGATTTTTGATAAATAATAGTAGCATATAATGGAAGCTATAATGACTAAAAAACTAGAAGATCTATTAAACTTGCCTGATTCAAAAGAAATTATAGAACAAGCAGAAGCACAAGAAGAACAACAGTCCAAACACGAAATAGAAAGAGAACAAGCATTTCGTGACATAGCTGACTTTGATAAAATTAGTGCTGCACTTCCTGCTGTAAAAGGCCTAGGAGACATGGCAGACAAAGAACTAAATGAAGTTGCTGATAAAGCTATGCAAGCCTATGAAGACCTAATGGACCTAGGTATGAACGTAGAAAGTCGTTATAGCGGTAGAGTTTTTGAAGTTGCTGGAGGAATGCTTAAAACTAGTTTAGATGCTAAAACTGCTAAACTAGATAAAAAAATTAAAATGATAGAACTTCAATTAAAGAAAGAAAAGTTAGATAAAGAATCGTCAAACGACGACGGTATTATAAACGGCGAAGGATATGTAGTAACTGATAGAAATAGTCTACTTGAGCGTCTAAAAGGGCTAGATAAAGATAAATAATACATATAGAATAGGATCAATGCGCAATGAGATCATTTAAAGAAATACTTACAGAATCAAAAAAAACCTATGAATTTAAAATAGGAATTGCAGGCGAACTAGAAGAAGGAATGACGGATCATTTAGAAACGTCCCTTAAAAAGTTTGGTTTGTCAAATATGACTTCAGGTAAAAAAACACCTATCCAAGAACGTCCATTAGATTTTCCACAACTACAAAATATGGAAGTAACATATTTTGAGGCAACTGTTGAATATCCCACAACTGTACAAGTATTACAAGAGTATTTAGGTAAGTGTTGTGGTATAGATCAAAGTCATATAATTGTGCGCAACATGAATGATCCTAGAGAAGAATATCAAGAAACTAAAGACGATGCTCCTTATGAAACTATGTTAACTAAAGAAGACATGGGCGGCGAAAGCGCACAAGAGTCAGTAGGTGGAAATCGTGTAATGGACTTGTTAAAAGAATTAGAAACTGCTCGTAAAGAACGCGACCATGATCCAGCTGCTGGTGCACCGCAAGGTAAATCAGCAGATATAAGCGATGCAGAAAACAGCAAAGCAGTCGTAGGAGGCTAATACAATGGATATGAAAAATTTAATTCAGCAAATGACTGATATTGAAAATTCAAGTAAAGAGAAGTTAAACGAAGCAGCAAATCTTAGTGTTTCTGCAGAAACAGGTGCAGAAATTGCAGACATGATTCGTGCAATGCAAGGACATGCAGGAATGGATGATAAGCCAGTAGGTGATGTTGTTCATCCAATGCGTCACGATATTGAAAGATTCCGTGCTGCTGTAAATGACGATCCAGCAATTCCAGGACGTGATGATGTAGAAGGAGACCAAGATCTACAAGCAGGAGCACTAGGGAGTGCAATAGGCGGCGGACTTGGTAGTATGGTCGGCGGCCCAGCAGGGGCAGCAGTAGGATCAGCTTTAGGATCAAATAACGAACCTGGTGCAGGAATGGCAGCATTAGGCGGAGTTGCAGGAAATGCAATCGCCGGACCAGTAGGCGGCGCAGTAGGTGCCGGCCTAGGACAAATGCTAGGTTCAGACGACGGCGATGACCCAAATATTCCAGGGCGTGATGATGTAGAAGGCGACCAAGATCTACAAGCAGGCATGCTAGGATCTATTGCAGGTGGTTTAGGCGGAGCAGCACTAGGTAGCGCACTTGGCGGTCCTATTGGCGGAATAGCAGGTAAAGCACTTGGCGGAGTTGGCGGAAAAGTTGCTGGCGCAATGGGCTCTAAAATAGGATCAGCGATTGGTAAGGCTGCTCCAAGTATTGCAGGCAGCATGGTTGGATCTGAAATTGGTGATAAGCTAACAGGCGATGACAATGAGATGGAAGGTTACGACAACGAGCCAAATCCAGAATACCAAGACCACAAACATATGACAAAAGACCTAAGCGGTGGTCTTAACCGTGAAAAGAAAGCATATGCTAAAGCACAAGACGGCGACAATGCAATGGCTGTAGAAGCTATCAAAGCACAGCTAATGGCAGCACTAAGTGAAAAGAAAGCAAAGCCAGACTTTTTAGATATGGACAAAGACGGCGACAAAAAAGAGCCAATGAAAAAAGCTATCAAAGACAAAAAAGCTAAAAAATAATCTACGGCGGGATTACACCAAATAGGACCTTCGGGTCCTATTTTTTTGAGTAAATAAAATATGTTTTATTTTAACGGTGATAGTTTTGTTTACGGATTAGAATTAGAAGATATTAATAATAGATTTTCCACACTAGTAAGCAAGCACTATAACAAAAAAGAACTTAACGATTCTATTCGTGGTGCTAGTAATCAAAGAATCTTTAGAACAACCATGGAAGCTATTGCAAGTTTTCCAAATATCGAATCAATTGTTATAATGTGGACAGATCCAAATAGATTTGAACACTTTCTTGGACCTAATATGTTTTCAGCAGACGACGACGGTTGGAGAAGGATAACAACTTACAGACTTAAACCTGATAATTTTTTGCCCAACGAAAGAGATACATTTATAAAGAATTTTCATCATCCAGATATACGGGTTATTAATAAATCATTATTAGAATATAGTGTGCATGTAAGAACTCAAGACCATGTAATAAATGAACTTTTAAATCAAATATTACAACTACAATTAGTATGTACACTAAAAAATATAAATTGCAAAATGTCATATTCGTATATTTCAGATATACTAGATAATCAAAACGTAAAAACCTATATTAAAAATCATAATTTATATAATAAAATAGACTGGACAACAAAATACTGGTTAGACAATGATATTTTTTGGTCCATGAATACATTCTGTAAAGAACAAAATGTTGATTTTGGACCTGGATTACATCCTTTAGAATCTGGACATAGATTAGTAGCAAATAAAATTATAGACGTTTTTAAAAAAGATAAGTAATTATATGTCAAAGAGTTTAGATGGAGTATTAACCAAAAAGGCTAATACAAAAGAAACATATACAGAAGAACAAATACAGGATCTTATGCAGTGTATGGATCCTGAAAAAGGCTATCTGTATTTTGCACGTAAGTTTGCATATATCCAACATCCTGTAAAAGGCAAACTGTTGTTTGAACCTTTTGACTATCAGCTAGGATTAATGGACACTTATCATAACTATCGTTTTAACATTAACATGATGCCTAGACAAACTGGTAAGACAACGTGTGCTAGTATCTATCTTGCTTGGTATGCAATGTTTAATCCAGATCAAACTATTCTTATTGCTGCACACAAATACACAGGTGCGCAAGAGATTATGGCTCGTATACGCTATGTGTATGAAACTTGTCCTGATCATATTAGAGCAGGTGTTACATCGTATAACAAAGGTAGCATAGAGTTTGAGAATGGTAGTAGGATTGTAAGCCAAACAACAACAGGCAACACAGGACGTGGTATGTCTATTTCATTACTATACTGCGACGAGTTTGCGTTTGTACAACCAAACATTGCTGAAGAATTTTGGACTTCAATTTCACCTACACTAGCAACAGGTGGTCGTGCTATTATTACAAGTACACCAAACTCAGACGAAGATACATTTGCTACTATTTGGAAACAAGCAGAACAACGTTTTGATGATCATGGTAACGAAAGTGAACTAGGTATTAACGGATTCCGTTCGTTTGTGGCACGTTGGGACGAACATCCTGATCGTGACGAAGAATGGAAAGCAGCTGAGATCGGACGTATTGGAGAAGAAAAATTCCGTCGTGAATACGGCTGTGAATTCTTAGTATTTGACGAAACACTAATTAATTCAATTAAACTTGCAGTAATGGAAGGCGATTCGCCGATCTTAAATATGGGTCAAACACGTTGGTACAAAAAGCCTACAAGTCAATACACATATGCAATAGCACTAGATCCTAGTATGGGCACGGGTGGAGATAACGCTGCTATACAGGTATTCGAATTGCCTACATATGAACAAGTTGCAGAATGGCAGCATAATCAAACTGCTATACCTGGACAAATACGTGTATTATCAGACATATGTAGATATATAGAAGAATGTACAAAAAACCCGCAGGGTATATATTGGAGTGTAGAAAACAATGGGTTGGGAGAAGCCGCACTTATCGTTATCAATGACTTTGGGGAGGAAAACATCCCTGGTTTGTTTGTTAGTGAACCCATACGTAAAGGACACGTTAGAAAGTTCCGCAAAGGATTTAACACAACACACAGTACCAAAGTTACAGCTTGTTCACGACTCAAAACAATGATAGAGAATGACAAAATGATTGTACATTCTAAACCATTTATATCAGAATTAAAAGGCTATGTTGCTACAGGATCAAGTTACCAAGCCAAAAACGGAATGACAGACGATTTAATTAGTGCAACACTTTTATCATTAAGAATGATGGATGTATTAAAAGATTGGGATCCAAGAGTCTACAATACATTCACACAAGCAGAAGACCTAGAAGATTACGAGCCGCCAATGCCGATCTTTATTAGCAGCAACTATTGATAAATACATTATGCGTAGAATGAATAATATAAGTGAAGATCTTTTTAATAAATTGCGTAGTCGATTTAATGATATTACAATCGGCGACGAGAACGGAACTGTAACTAACGAGCCAAAAGAAGCTAGATTTTTTGATTTTAGCTACTCAAATAATGGTACTAAAATAGGAAAAGTTAGTGTTAGTATATCCGAAGAAGAAGGTCTAAAAGTTATATATTCAAAAGATATTATAGAAAATCAAGATGACATATCAAAGAAAAATTGGTTTGATTTTCTTAAAGAATTAAGAGTTTTTAGTAAGAAACGAATGTTAGATTTTAGTATAAGAGATATTAACAAAACAAATTTAACAAAAAGAGATTACAATTTTTTAGCAAATCGATCTGGGGACGATACAATGACAGAATCAAAACTTTATGGCACTAGTCGTGTAAGCTACCAAAAAGTAGGCGAGGCACGTATTGTTATTAAGCATACAGAAAATATAAATCAAGAGAGTGCTACAAGCAGAACACAAAAGATCGGAAAGATCTATATTGAATCGGCAGAAGGAGAAAGATTCAAATATCCTTACAAACACCTAAGTGGTGCAAGAGCGATGGCAATGCACGTAAGCGAAGGCGGCAATGCCTATGACGATTTTGGTAAGCACATTGTAGGCCTATCAGAAGAAATGGCAAAACTACGTAAGTTTAAAAACTACATGGGTCGTAGTGCTGTAATGGCAGAAAGCCTAGCAGGATATACAGATATTGTTAAAGAGCGTATTGCTACAGTTAAAAAAGAAATAGCGTCATTACAAAAGCCAGCATATTACAAAGAAGCATTTGAAACATTTAATCCCCCAGTACTAGAAGATGTTCCAAATGATGTTGCTGAAAACTGGATTGACGAACTAACTATCCGTCAGTTCAACGAAGAACTACAAGATATTTTTCCATACATCTACAACCTAGTAAAAGAAGGCACAAAGGCCAAAGAACTAGGACCAGATGATTTACTAGGCGAATCAGACGAACAGCTTGACGAGATTCTTCCAGCATTAGCTGTTCCTGTATTATTAACAGCAGCTAGAGCAGCAATTCCTGCACTAACAAGAATAGGTGCAAGTATTCTTGCTAAAAGAGGCGCAGCAGCAGCGGCAGCCGGACAAGTTGCAAGAGGTGCCGGACAAGTTGCAAAAGGTGCCGGAAATTTTGCTGTAAAAAACCCAATCAAGACAACAGTTGCAGGAGTAGCAGCAGCAAATCCAGATGCTACAATGAACGTTATTAATACAGGAAAAGATATTGCACAAGGTGTAGGTGATACTGTTGATGCTGTACCAGGCG